TTAACATCCAGCAAAAAAGAGTACACGGCTGCTGAGCTTGGTTTGCCTGAACCAGAACCTACACAGGATACTGGTGTACTAAGCATGATGGGGCGTGGTATTGTACGTGGCGCTAAACAAACTGGGTCTTTGCTTGCTGATGTATTACCTGCTATGGCGGCTAAAGCTGTTGGCGCTGACGAGTATGCAGCTAAGCAGATGGAAGAAGCTGCGCAGACTCAAAAAGAAATTGAGCAAAAGTACGGTGCCCGCTATAAGTCTTTATCCGACGTCAAAGGCATAGGCGACTATATACCCTTTGCACTAGAAACAGTCGCAGAACAAATACCTGGTATGGCTACGGCTTTGATACCCGGTGCGGGAATTGGCGCAGTCGGTGGGCGTATGGCTGCTAGCGCAGCCGCTAAAAAGTTAGCCGAGCGTGAAGCTACAGAAGCTGGAGCTAGATACGCAGCAATGAAGACGGCGGAAGGTGCTGGTCGTGGGCAACTTGCTGGAACCTTTCTTGGTTCTTATGCGCTTAACGCTCCTGAAGTATTCCAAAACATATATGAAGAGACTGGTCAAATGGAGACCGGTGCAGCTCTTTTAGCTGGTTCTGTATCAGCCGCACTAGATTCAGTATTGCCAGTCGCTATTCTTAAACAACTTGGTCCAAATGCAAAAGCTGGAGTTGTAGAAAAAATACTTGAGAAATCAGGTATGCCCTCAGAAGTGGCTAGACGAGTCGTTGGTACTACAATTGGTAGTGCTGCAACAGAAGGTTTGACTGAGGGTGCACAAGAAGCAATCAGTATTACAGCCGAGAAGTTTGTCCAAGAAAACCCAGAAATCTGGGGAAGCAAAGAATTTAATCGCATCATTGAGTCTTCTGTACGTGGTGCAGTAGGTGGCGGTTCGTTTGGTTTGGCAGGTTCTGGTGCTGGTGCATACTTAGAAGGCCGACGTGAACGTCAATTACAAAAAGCTGGGGAGCCCGGCAGGAGTGCTATAGATGAAGCAAGAGACTACGGTACTAAATCTGACGCCGGAGCAGGTGAGCCTGGCGTTTCTTTATCTGACGAAGAGAAACTCAGAAAAGGTGCAACTGACGCCGGAGCTGGAGAACCTTCCGAAACAGACTTGGATAGAGCTAATCGACTTGCTGCAGATGCTGCAAAACGAGATGAGGAACTCAACAATCAACTAAATGAGCTAGACACAAGAGAAGCTGCTTTAGTTAGCCAACTCAATAACATTAAAGGCTACATAAGAGAGATCAGTGAGGTTGACCCAACCGATGAGCGTATTGGCGGGGCAGAACAACAGTTTGGTCAAGTAGATAGTGAACTGCAAAGTGTACGGCAGGCAAAAGCTGAACTTGCTGGACAGGGCAAAATCAAAGCAGCAAGAGCTCCTGGACAAATGGGGTTTGAGTTTGAAGAGCCTAGTGACGATACCAAACGTACATTAGACACAACTGGGGATGGATTTGAACTAACTGCACCAGCTGGGTATGTACCAGAAACCAAAGGTATTGAAGCTATACCTGAAGGCGAACGTGCTCAGATGATGCTGATTGGCTCGGCCGACAACCCATTAAAACCGTTGACCGCCTTCTTTAATAGCCTAAAGTCTAGCAGTGCTAACCCAACACAATCTGTTTCTTTTAGAAGCAAAGTAAACAACATGCTTGATGATGTTGCTGAGTTTCTTGGGTTTAAGACTGGTAAAGAAGTAGCCAGATTTGAAGCAGAAGGTAAAGGTCCTGATGTTAGCGCACCACTTGCTGGACCAGAACTAGACAAGCGGCTAAACTTTTTGCGTCAGTTCTTTGATAGCTTAAGTATTGCACCAAAAGAGCGTGAGGCTTTGACCTCTGGGTTATCCCAGCGTTTTGCTGGTATGGACGTTAAATCCCAGTCTGAAGCATTAGCGTCGTTAACTTCTGCGCCTAATTTAAATACTGTACGGGGCATTAACGATTTTAGTACCCAGCTAAAAGAGGCTTTAAACAAATACGAGCGTGCAAGTCTTGGTATAGAGGGGACTGTATTGCCGTTTGAGGCTACAGAAGCTCTTAATAACATGGAGCCATACACTGCCCAACAGATTCAAAGGGCTTTAACTATATTAGACGGAATCCCAGCAAGTCAAAGAACGCCAGAAGAAAATGCTGCATACGCTTACTTTGGGGGCAGAAACGGCTACCCAACTTATAGTTTGGCTATGCGCTCGGCTGCGTTTGACCTTGGTATAAAAGACAACACTTATTCTGGCGTAGTATTTAAAGATCAAAACAAAGCGCAGGCTACATTATTTAAGAAATGGGTCGAAGATAACTTACCTGCAAAAGAACTAAAACGCTTTGACGCTACAGTAGCTGCGTATCAAAAGATGGTTAGGGATGCTGACGCTGCCATAGAGCGGGCCGACAAACTTAAAAAAGAAGGTGGTGTAGCACGTAAATACATCCAAAATATTAGCCGTGCTCCTACTGGTAAAGCTGAAGGTTTTGTATTTGATGCAGGACTTAAACGGTATAAACCACCTAGCAAGACTGAAACGCTTGATCCTAAGTTGTTTTACCCAATGCATCCTGCAATTCAGGCTCGCATAGAAGCTGGGGACCTTAACGGAGCGCTTGAGTTATTAACTAGAGAATCAGTAGTTGGTTCTTACAATAAATTCATAACTAATCTTGCAAGAAGACTAAAAAGTTTAAATTTACAAACTGACGTAGTAATTAATCAACAAGTTCGCCTGGCTAAAGAATTAGTTGAGTACAATGCCAAACGAGCTAAACCCACTTTTTTAAATACTCTCAGAACGTATGATTGGGGTCCAGACTTTATTAAACACTATAAGTTTGACCAGCCATTAGATACAGAAGATGTATTCCGTGGCAATTTAGAAGGTTTAGAAGCGATTGCCTCTGGCCGACTAGAGTACATGAAAGATGTAATACCCCCTATTATTGGGCAATTTAATACCGTGCTTCAAGCGTATCGAGACGCAGTAAGCCATATAGACTCTGCTGGTGTGTATTACGGTGGCTATTTAGACACTATTAATTTAAATTCAAGCAAAGGTGGGATGAGCACTTGGGCGTTGCTACATGAAGTAACTCATGCAGGAACAATGTATGCCTTAGATCCAGAGAACTTTAATAATTTAACTAAGCAACAACAAGACGCTGTAACTGAGCTAAATAAACTATTTGAGTACGCTAAAAAGAAATACGAAGGCAAGCCTGAGTTTGAAGAGTACGGTTTTAAAAGCGTAGACGAGTTTGTATCTGAAGCTTTTGCTAATGAAGAGTTCCAAAATCTGTTACGAGACCTTAGATATGAAGGTGGCAAAGTAAGCTTATGGGACGCATTTACTAAATTTATTGCAAAACTCTTTGGTTTAGACAACGTGCTTGGCTACACAATTGCCAACGCTAACATCATATTGCAAGCTCCCCCAGCTACTACTGCTAATATGCGTGCCTTCCCCGCTAGAGGTAAATCAATATTAAAAGGCAATATGCCTGCTAATCCCAACTTCTTGAACACCATAGATAGAAGATTTTTTGGTCGTCCAACTTGGAACATGCTAAAGCTAGGCATGGGGGATTTTCTTGAGAACGTTGACGATACGGCCCGTAAGTACTATTTAGGCGGATTTACCCTGCGTCAGTTAAATGATTTGGCTGGTAGCAGAATCCCGCAGTTTAGAACCTTTATTGCAAAAGTAGAGGGTATGCTTGACGACCGTAATCAACGGCTTGAAAAGACTAGGAAGATTGCACTACGCTGGCAAAAGTGGCAGAAAGACAATCCTAAGCTAGCAATAATACTTAACAAGTTAATGATTGACGTTACGCTTGATGATCGCCCACCTTATACAGATAAACAGGGTAATTTGTTTACGTTAAATAAAGATCCGGACAAAGGTAAGACTCAGCGCCCTGAAGTTGACAAAGCCTGGCAAGAAATTGGCGCAGAAGGGCAGGCTATATATAGAGAAGTGCGAGACTTTTATAAGCAGAGCTTGGCCGACTATATTAACAACGCCGTTGAAAATAAGAAGGCGCAGTACCGTACCACTGCAGATATTAAAGATCCTAAGTACGCCCTAGAAACCGCAGAGTTAGAGAATAACCCTGAAGTTAAGCGATTAAGAGAGCATTTTTCTAAGCATAAGGTAGACGTGTATTTCCCAATACGTCGTTTTGGTAGGTTCTCGGTTCAGTTCTTTGATGGCAAGAAAAAAGAGTTTTATTTGTTTGAGAGCGCTGCACAACGCAATGCGTTTTTAGCCGAGCGTAAAGCTGAACTAGAAAAAGACCTTAATCGCAAACTTACTGGTAGCGAAGTCAAAGCTCGTAACTCTATACAAGAACTTGCCTCAGATAATATGCGTGACTTTACGTTCTTAGAAGAACTCAAAAATATTATTAAGTCAGGCAAAGGCGAGACTAATGAAGCGCTTAAGGCTAATATTGAAGAAAACTTAGAGCAGCTTTATTTCTTAACCCTGCCAGATCAAAGCGTCCGCAAGATGTTTATGAACCGTAAAGGTGTTGCTGGTATGGAACTAGACATGCTGCGTGCGTTTACGTCGTCGGCGTTCCATATGTCTTATCAGCATTCTCGATATAAACATAGTCGTGGGATGTTTGATGACCTAGCTACAGCTAGACAAGGGCTTAAAGAAAAAGATACTAGAGAAGGCAAGATTGATGCTGAGTATGTAGCCGAGCTAGAAAAACGTATGGAATACATAATGAATCCTACGGACACTGGCGGAATACCAGGGTTTCTATCTAATACTTCCTTTATTTGGTTCATGACTTCACCTGCTTCAGCATTGGTAAACATGCTAGGTGTTGTAGCGGTCGGCTTGCCTGTAGTAGGTGCTAGATTTGGTAATGCAAAAACTGCCGCAAAAATGAGTGCGCTTGCCAAGAAGTTTGCTGGCGCTGGATTTAAAGATAAAGATGGTAATGCAACTTTTCCTTCATTAAACAATAAAGCCGGCATATTAACCGAATTGCAGCAGCGTGCTTACGACAAACTTGTAGTTGATGGTTTGTTTGACATTACGTTATCACACGACATAGTTGGCATGGCTGAAGCCCCTTCTAATTTGTACACTGGTAAAACCCAAAGTGTTATGAAAGTGCTAAGTGGTTTGTTTCACGGCGCTGAGAAATTTAACCGTGAAGTTGTGGGTATGAGCGTATTTGACTTAGCTTACGATAAAGCTAAAGCCGACGGCTATACAGATCAAGCTGCGTTTGATAAAGCAATTGAAGTTACCAAAGAACTAACCTACAAATCAATGTTTGATTACTCAACATTGAATAAACCACGTTATTTTCAAAGTGCCTACGCTAAAGTTATTCTTCAGTTTAAGCAATTTGCCCAGCAAATGACCTACCTATTGGCTAGAAGTTTGTACGAATGGCAAAGAAGCATTCTTACAGCTGATCAGCGCAAAGAAATAGCAAAGATAGATCCAAACGATCCTAGGCTTGGCATGTACAAAGACATAGCCGACCAAATAAAAGGAAGTCGTAAGATAAATACTCCTGATGCCGAGCCTTTAACTGCAAATGAATTAGACGCAGCAGTCGATCAATACATGAAGGATATACAAGTAGAAGCTCGTAACAGACTACTTGGCACCTTGGGATTAACTGCAGTATTTGCTGGAGCTTCGGGTTTACCCTTATGGTGGGCTGTGTCTGGTGTTATTAACGCTATGCAAGCTGTATTTGGCGACGACGAAGAAGAATGGGACTTTGATAACTGGTTTAAAAACTGGTGCAACGAGACCTTTGGCGGCTTTGTAGGCGACTCTATTTCCCGTGGGGTGGTATCACAGGCGCTTGGTGCAGATATAGCCAGCCGTTTAAGCTTAAATGACATGTGGTACAGAGATACCCGTAAGAGTTCTGATGAAGTTACAGCCGTGCAAAACATGTTTATTAACCTACTAGGCCCTTCAGCAGGCTTGGTTATTAACGGTGCCGAGGCAGTTAAACAATATAACGATGGCTATATCGAAAGAGCTTTTGAAACAGGCACCCCAGCCGTTATTAAAAACGCTCTAAAAGGCATTCGTTTAGCTTCTGAGGGGCGAGCCACAACCCTTAAGGGAAATGAGCTCCTAGGGGATGTTTCGGGCTACGAAGCAGGATTGCAGTTTATTGGGTTCTCTCCAGAGCGCCTTGCTCAACGCCAGAAGTCTAATATTGAGATGAAGACGGCGGAACAAAACATCCTTAACCGTAGGCAGTCTTTGTTAGATGCGTTCTTTATGGGGGTTGATAATAACGATTCCGACCTAATTGAAGAGACGCTTGAAACCATAATTAAGTTTAATGCTGCTAATCCTGGTGTTTCTATATTAGGCACAAACTTAAGTCGCTCGGTAACTACACGATATAAGCAACGTGGTTTGGCTGAGATTACTGGTGGTATGTCCCTTAATAAGAAGCTTATTGGGCAGCTATCAGCCATGAACGACTACGGGGATCCAGAGGACTAAAAAGACCCCGCCGAAGCGGGGCTAAAGTTGTTACCAACAAGGAAATAAATGAAGTAGCCATGGGCTACACCCAGATAATACTACCTAATCCGCCATACTCGCAACCCACGTATTCCCTTTTCTACAACAATTTGAGTCTTAATCTTGTACCCAAGACGCTTTGTGGTGCGTTTAACTTGGGCTAGGGCCCCTTCTGTATCCAAACAAGGTATAAAAAAGGATGACCCAACCACAAAGTTCTTCCAGTTAACTCTGAAGCTCAGACCGTGGATCAGCATCTTGTGGCGTATCCTGTGCTATTTCAATAAGTTGCTCGTCTTCAAACGCCTTAGCTGACAGGTCAAAAGCAAAGCAGTCAATAGCTCCTGATTTAATCTTGGTGCCCTTGGATATGCGCTTCTTCTTAAGCCCAAGGTAGGCTTTATCTACCTCCAAGGAAGTCAGCACATCTTTTAAAGTAATCTGGTTCTCGGTGCAATACTTCCTAAACTGCTTGGCGTTAATGTACATTTCTTTAGTATCAGGCTCTATGCGGATGTACAGCTTATCCCATCTAGGTTCAACAATAGGCAGTTGTTCCATGCCAGTACGACCGTCGGCTTCGTCATTAATTACCAATACAGTGCCACGGTGTTCGTTAATAAACTCACTGATAGCGTCAGTCACACCCTTGGTTGGGGCTTTAATTTCATGCCGCATGACTTTGAGTTCTGCAACAATCCAGGTATATACCCTATGTATATCAAAATCAATTAATCCTAAATCCTTAGCAATTAAAGCGCCGGCGATATTACATGCGGCTACAGCCGACCAGAACCGCTCACGGTTACTCATATCAACGGCTTTATCAATACGCTGTTGGACTTGCATAACAAGATCCATGGCTTCTTCTAAATCAGTAACTAAATACTGGGCGTACTTAACTCCTGCGTGTCCATGATGCTCGTACAAAGCATTGAATATCTCTTCGGCTTCTTGCTTAGACAGTGTGCCTGTAAGCTCAATCTTGTACTCTAAAAGGCGCATAAACTCGCCATCGGGGGTAGCTTTAAGGGATGATAGCTTGTCATAGAAGGATGCATTGGAGCTAGTTAGTAAGATGGTGCCCCACTTAGTAGCGTTTGCACGCTCAGCATTCTCGTGCTGTTTCATACGGTTCTTACCTCTACCTTGCGATGCAGCATAAAGTAGGTCTGAGAAGTGGTCGCCGCTCATCTTGGTAACTTCGTCAATAGTCACGGGTAGATTATTCATAACCCCAAGGCGGTGGATCATGGAGTTCATTGTGTCTTTCCACTGCAACATAAGCTCTTCAGGATGACCCCATACGCTATTGCACATCTTCAAAATGGTTGACTTACCAGTACCCGATATATTGTTTACTAGATTAATAATTGCACCCTTGAGTTTGAGATGCTTAAGTAGTGGGGCACCAAAGGCGGTAAAGAAGCCAAAGGCATGTGGTTCAAACCCAGGCTGATCGTATACCTTGACTATACGCTGCCATTCTTCAAAGCTACCTTTTGGCTTTAAATAGTCGGCTAATGAGCCAGTGGCTACTGAAGGTGGGCTATATGCTACCTTTTCTGCTGAAACTTCTTGCTCACCGATAATAAACTTTTGATCCTTGTCGGCCCAACCAAACTGATCTCTCATAACTTCTAACTCCATTGAATGTTGTAGATTTTTTGCTGACGCAATCATGTATCCCATAATCGCATCCATTTGTTTTTTAGCTGCTATGACCCCAAAGTAGCCTAGCTTATCCCGTAGCTTTTCTGATGTCATTGCATCTGTAGCTGACATGGCAAACTCTTTCATGCCGTCTTTTGGTAGGTGCAGTCTGATCCAAACCGACTCGCCTTTGGCAGGATCGTGCAGGCGTTTGACAATATACAGGTCATGCTCGTATATATTTATTGCGTCACTACCCCCATCGTCATCCCTAATCTCAATATAAACGCCGCCGTTCTTCCCCCTAAAATACGGAAATGGATACGGTGGTATATCGAAAACTTCCTCTTGACCAGTCTCCGTCGTCTCCACGATGATGTTATCTTCCGCAGCAGCAATTTCAGATCCGAGCTGCACCGGCGATGATATCTTGCCCTTGTGTTGGCAGCCTTCACAGCCTTGAGGATTAAGCTTCTCGAATGTTTGACATGTGTATGGCCCCTTTGTTTGATTAGCTTTACGCTCCGTGTTCTCCGGTGAGTACTCAGGGTGTGCTTCGGATATTTTATGTATGGCTTTATCTCTATCTACGCAGACTGCCGCTACCGACAAGCCTGCTCTCCATAGTGGTTCTTCAATTGTGTCTTGGTTTATTGCAATGTTCTCAAGCTGAGCACATCCCTGCCCATTCATGGTTTTAATCATGATGGTTTTAAATCGGCTTTGCTTATTACCTAATAAAGATAACGCAGACTCGCTGTACTGCCGAGGCATCCAGTCAGGCGCAACTAAAACGCCTATGGTTTGTTTGACATATTCGTAGTCTATTTCGGGCTGTATAGCCAAAATTGTTACATGTAACGGAGGATCTTCTTTAAAATTAAGAGTCTCTGGTACACGTAAAATAGATGCGTTATCTGCGGTCCTGGATGGATCAGCATCAAAGCCATGCTCTTCACAAAGCGCTTTAAGTCGCTCTGCTACTGGGCGCCACTCTGTCCGAGTAATTACAGTTTTTAATCTCCAATAAGCATGTATACCTCGCCCTGAATCAACCACAGATGGCAAAGGCATATTAATCTTCTTACAAAAAGATTTAAGTGCATTTAATCCTTCTGTTTGATTTTCATAGGGTTTACCCTCACCACAGTCAATATCTAGCCAAAAGGCTTTAATCATACCCGTATTGGGTTGGATCCTACCCTCTTTGGGGTCTTTATATTTAGCGCAAGCAAAGTACACATTGCACTTATCTTGTAACAGCACATCAATTTGTGCTTCTACCTCCACGAGAGTTGCGTGGAATGTTTGCACAGGGGGTTTTGACCCGTCCTGCCGTAAGCCAACTATGCAGTACCACCCTTCTCCTTCGGGTGCCAGTACTGCGGTCAATAGATCTGTTGTTGCCATAGTTCCTCAACACCGAAAAAATAAGGACAGCAAGGGATTCGGCAATATCCCGATTCGCTCCGTCGAGCTAGCTGTCCCCGTAGACGTTAACTGCTTAATATTTTCTCTATTAGTTCAATCTTGTCTTTGCGTGGGGTACCACCACCCGTAAACCATGTGTACATAGTCATACGGGAGACGCCAAATTTCTTAGCCATCTGTGATACTGGTATACCCTTTGCGATGCAATGCTTGCCAAGGCGAACCCCCGGGTGCCGAGGGTTGCCAGCTTTTATTGCTTCAACAAGACGGAGACTATAACCTCTTAGACTCATGCTTCTTCGTCAGTGGACCATCCGCTCATCACGGCTTTTAAGTCTCGTTTAGCAGTCGGCTCAGCCTTTTTCTCTTCACGCTTCTTAGGCTCAAAGATCGATTCCGCTTCAACTTTGGCTACCTCTGCCTTTGCTGTTGGCGCAGCTAGCTTAGGTTTAATACCGTCTGCTTGTGCAATTGTCATAGTAACTGCGCTCTTAGCAGCTTGAGTTTCACCAAGTTTCTTGGCTTGCTCCCATTCATGGCGCTCTAAGAATCGCACCGGTTTGAAGAACAACTTACCAACTGTTGAGTCTTCATCAAAGCGCATCTCAGTAACCAAGCTATTTAAGTTGTAGCCTTGTGAGCCAACGTATTTAGCGTATTGGTTAAATGGCATGTGCTCTAAATCACCGGGGTCTTTCATGTCATAGAAAATAGACTTGGATTGCAATGTCATTTGATAAACATCGCCATCTAAATCAGACGCCAAAGCTACTGCAATACGGCGGTTCTTACGACATGCTTTGGTATTGCCCTGACCTGACCCATTAATATCTTGTGGGCAGTTAGCGCATGCTGCTGATTGTGGTGACTTAATAGACGCATCAGGCTTATCACCGTCATTAGACCAGCAATCAGGTGGTGCAGCATCAGCTTTTGGATCCCATGCTTTAGCATAGAAAGTTCTTGATACGTGCTTAGAGGCGTTAACAATAACAACTTCTAACTTGCTGGTGTTGGTCTTAGATACTTCTGTACCATCCACTTTAAGCACAAACTTATTATTGCCAAGCGCAATGCGTTTAATTTGTGAGCCACCGCCACCTGATAGGGCTTTGGTTACATCATCAAGTTCGACTTCCTTAAGATAGTCGGGTAGTTGATTATTAAATAAGGCGACGTTACTCATTTGCTTTTCCCTTTTAAAAAATTAAAAATAATTTCTGCGTCTGCAATAATTATGTCTATATCAATCGAGTTTTGATTTACTTTTATAGATAGTTCTATAGCAGCTTGTCTTAGGTGCGTATCTATTTCAGCGACGTTACTCATTTGCTTCTCCTAACAGTTATAGCGTATGTGCGATCCACATTTAAACCGGCGGGATGCAAGTCCGGATTCTCTTCCAAAAACTGCTTCATATTGGTCTGATGAATTCTTTTCTCAAGCAAATCGGGAGCTTCATGCTCATGTAAGAACTTATAGAAGTTCTCCCAATCGTTTGTCCAAAATCTGCTCTTAACCGACCGCATAGCAAGACCATGTTTAGTCTTAATGCTATCGGCATTGGTTGATTTGCAGACTTCTAGTATTTCTTGTTCTATCAGAGATAGCTGTTCATTGAGATCAGCTTCTTTCTCTTCTAGTTCACGACGTAATTGGTCACGGGCGTCACGTATTTTAATATAGACTTTGACCAGTTTGTCCATATCGGCGACGGGTTGTACTACCGCTTCGGCATCATTCATTTTAGTTTCCTTGTTAATATCGGGTCTGAGCCCGTTAATTAATACTACATCTACTACTTTACTATGTCAACTCTTTATTGTCAACTTCTTGTCGGTACAAATCAATTATTTTTGTATGTACATCGAGTTTATTCTGCAACATATGGTACAACTTAGTCTCTACGGGACTACCCTTAATATGCACAATAGTCATCTTATTCTTTTGCCCCTGCCTATCAATACGTGCATTTGCCTGTAAATAAGTCTCTATAGATGTTACTGGTGCATACCAAATGATAGTATCTGCAGCAGTTAGTGTGACTCCGTGTGCAGCAGCCTGTGGTTGTATGAGAAGTACTTTAGGATCGACTTGCTCTTGAAACCTTTTAAATATCTCGGTTCGTTTGTTTACGGGAACCTGTCCATTGATAACCTCGCAGGTAATACCCGCCCCTCTCAAATGTGCCTTGAGTAGTTCTATTGTATGCGTGAACGGAATAAAGACAAGAACCTTGTGGCTAGCTTCTTCAATTACTTCTTCAATAACACGTAGACGATTACTAACATCGAACTCAACGACAGCACCGGTATCAGAATAGACAGCCCCTCCACTAATTTGTAGGAGTTTATTGATCTTAACCGCAGCATTAACGGCGCTAACTTCTTCGCCATCCGCTGCCATAAGGTACTCGTCTCTGAGCGTTTTGTAATATTTCGTCTGTTGCGCAGTAAGGGGGGCGTCCCGAAAAACATGTGTAACCTCCGGTAGGTCTAAGCAATCTTCTTTCTTAAATCGGATTGCGGGTTGTAGTGCATCAAATACAGTTGTGCTTGCATCAGGTTTTGGTAGCCATTTAAACTTGGTAATTTGTACCATGGTCTGGTCACGGAAGGCACTAAAGAACCTAGGCACATTGTCAGGTACAAGCATCTTTGCTAGACCAAACGCATCAGTAGGAGTCTGTGCTGCTGGCGTACCAGTCATCATCCATATCCATGTGCGTGGGGTTATGATATGGTTAAGCGTCTTCCAGCGTTTAGTAGTAATAGTCTTATAAGCATTTGCTTCATCAATAATTACTAAGTCAAAGTTTTGTTTTGCAATGGTGTCGGCTACGATGTCTACGCCGTCATAGTTGATGATTATAAACTGAGCGTCACTTTCAATTACTGCTTTTCTTTTATCTCTGTCGCCATAAGCAACGCCAACCTTGCGGTGCATAGCAAACTTAAACAGATCTGCCTGCCATGCAGATTGCATAATAGACAGGGGGCAAATAATTAATACTTTGTAGACTTTCTTTTGTTCCATCAAGTAATCTGCAGCCCATATAGCCGAGGCTGTTTTGCCTGTACCCTGTTCGTTAAAACAGAATGCACGTTTGTTAAGGGTTAAAAAGTTAGCCGTTTCTTTTTGGTGATCCATGGGTTTGTAAAGCCCAGGCCACTTGTAATCTCTTTGGATAGGGGATGGTACGTTTTTAATCTTAAGCTTTGATAGGGCTTGTGCTTCGTCTAAACCCCACCGAACAGCAACCTTATGTAGGTCGCCGTTGGTCTCAATAACTTCGCTTTTGGGAATGCATTCAGTTACAAGATTGGGGCGTCTTGTAGTAACTACTATTGCTTTGTTATTTACTATTTCCATTTTTGGGTTTGTTCTTTTTTACTGAGTGATCTGAGTTTCGGCTAAACGATCTATTGCTCTCCGCATCTTTGACCGCAAGATTACTACGTACCGTTTTTCCGCCTTTTGATAGAGGAGTTTTGTGATCAACATCTTTTCCATCGCCTTTGTGGACAAGCCCAGCCTGCTCCATAATTCGACGAGCTTTATTACGTTGCGCCCGTTTCTTCTTGACCGCCGGCGTACCATCATACTGTTCATATTCCTTCTTGTAAGGGCGGGGTTTGTTCACATAAGGCATATCGTTGCTCCTCTTTACGGTAAAAATACACGGCGCCATCGCCTAATACTATGTATTTTGGCATGTTTTTAGGGTCTGTTCCAGTCAATAATCGCAGGGTTTCTTGGATGTTGTCATCTACATCTACCCAGCCAGCAAAAGGAATTGGCTCGCTCATTTTGTTTCCTTATATTTAGGGTGTTGTGCTAAGTTGTTCTGCCCTAGCTGTTGTATCTCGTAGCCGTGACCCTTTAAGTATTCAAGCAATGCTTTGCGCTTGGGCTCAAACCATGGCTTCCACGTCCATGCTTCAAAGATAATTGGTGGGTAGTTGTTTGCCTTGATGGTTTTGATACCACCCTTAATTACTTCTAGTTCGTGACCTTCTACGTCAATTTTAATTAAGCGTACGTTTTTGTGTGCACCTGAGTCCAAGGTAAATACTACTAATGGTTCTTTGACACCCTCGGTTTTACACTCGTAGTCATTCTTACGAACTTCTTTGTCCATGCTAAACGCACCAATGTTGCCTTCATTAGCGTAGTCAGGCATGGTAAGTACCATCCGTTCTTCTTTATCCGATAGTCCAAAGTTATGGCAATGAACATTATCTAGCCCGTTAATAAACGTATTGGCACATAATTGGTAATGTATTATCCGTTGTGGCTCAAAGGCATGATATGTATGCTTTGATGCTTTTTTAGCAAGGGGTATACAAAACGTGCCTAGGTTTGCACCAATGTCTAGCACCACTCCTTCAGGTGCATCCATTAATAACTTAAGGCTTAGTTGATGTATGTCGTTTTCGTACAGTTCTTGTTTTAAATGGGTTGATATTAAGTCTTGCCCTTTGAACACAAGGAACTGTGTGCCGTCTACTTTTACTAGTTCACAATTAGGTAACATTTATTTTTCCTTTAGTCAAATCCAATAGATAAACCAACCCTTGGTGATTTTGGGTAGGGGGTGTGATAAATTTGTTTTGGTATGTAAAGCATGTCTCCAGGAGACAACGTAACTTGTTTTACTTCATCATCTTCTATTGCCCAACCTGTTTGCCCCAAAGCCTGAATAAAAAATACATCTGAGGTATCTTTGTGTCTACCAAAAGTTTGGCTTTTAGAAAATAAACTAATGTAAATATGTGCTGAACACGGTGCAGTTGGGTCTAATTTTTGTATCTCTTGTTTAATTTTTAACACTGAAGGTATTCGTTCCCCTCTGTGGGTAACAAAACCAAGATAGCCTAGCGCTTTTGTTTCAAAACCCTCAAACACGTTATGTTCTAAATCCTCAAGTATTTCTGACCATGTAGGTAAATCTCCCCATAGACCAAAAAATACTTGTGGCTTACCCCGATCAGTTATGTTAAACATTTTTACTCCCTATGTTTTTATATCAGTATTAAAAGCAATAATAGTTTTTGTCTTTTTGCTTTTATTTGATTTTGAACAATGCAAAAGCATACTTGGCGACGAAACAATTTGCCCTTCTTTTACGTCCATTTCAAACTCTTTACCTAAAAAGTTAAACGTAGTTTTAGAACCTTCTTCAGGTAATTCAACATAGTAAACACTTGAGTACATGCAATTATCATGCAGGTGCCAGTTGTGATAATCTCCAAAAGCATATTGTTGGAACCAAAAATTTTTTACCACTGCGGTTGTTTCAAAAGTGTAAAGACTACATATTTTTTTATTTTGGTCTTCAAACAATGGTTGTACTATTGGAAAATATGGACGTACGTAGTTTGGATTTAGCTCCCAATCGGTGTTACATAAGCTAATGGTTCTAGTTATTGAGCTATGTATACCCATTTCTTTAATCCCATCAAGTATTTTTTGCTTTAAATTTTGATGATCTGGTACATCAGATATAACAAAAGCATCCCTTATGTCCATGTTATCCCCTTGGTAGTTGACCGCTAAAGTTGTAAGTCCCGCTATGGGTTAGATTCGCCCAAGGTGCGGCATATACTTTGAAGCCAGCTTTGCGAGCAATCTTACAGAAGTGGTAGTCTTCTGAAAGCAATCGGTTAGACTCTTCATCAATGCTGGTATCAAAGAACTCGTGAATAATCTTCTTAACTGGGTTCTTATCTACAATCAAGATCATGTCGTTGGTATAAGTCGGCACTAATGGTTTTAAAGTATCAAAAACATTACGCTTAATCAGCATGAATCCTGTACCGCCGTTATCAATCTCCATGGGTTCGTTGATGTTGCCTACTGTTTCGTGTACACCGCCTACTAAGTTAACCACAAACGATCCTGTGTAATTACCCAAGTCTTTGTAGTCCACACCTTGCTTGACCGCATCGTGTACTAACTTCCAGTTAATTTCTTTCTTTGGGTACAATCCACAGATAATATCTTTGTCGGCTTTGACCATACGCACAATGTCAGCAGGTTTAAAGCTAATGTCTGCATCAATAAACATCAGATGTGTTGCGTCTGACTGCATGAAATCATATGCCATGCCATTACGAGCACGAGTAATCAAAGACTCATTCATCATGTACGAGTAATACATTTGGATTTGATGGGGCATAAACGTTTGCACACACTCTAAGATACCCATGGTGTAACCGCCTGTGCATAGCCCACCATACATTGGTGTAGCTACAAATAATTTAGCGGGCTTCTTTGGTTCTATTGCTTCTACATTTTCTAACATTCACTACTCCTTTTTAATCTCTTCAAAGTTATAAAACCATTCATCTTTAGCACTCCACTTAGCGTGGTTCTCAACGCTATATACCTCAGTAGGTATACGAAAATCAGGGGTCTTTAAAACAGCAGGTACGAGCGATACATCGTACCAAAGGCATCGGTTATTGGGTTGGCAGGCAAACTGCCCGTTATCTAACTTAATAAAGTTGTAAGACTTATGTTCCTCAACACCCTCGCTAAAACTAGTATCTAGTCTGTTGGATTCGGGCGAGGCAAAGTCAATGGTGAACAGGTAATTGCCAAAATGAAACTGCTTGTCCTTGCCAAAGAACTTAACCTTGAGTCCTCTTAAATTAGATTTCTCAATCACCGCCATGTCATACGATAGGCAGTCCCATATTTGTAGATGGTCTAACGGCAACGGCTCGGCTACTTCTTTCCACACATACGCATGGATTGGTAGCTTGTCGTAAAGCGCACCGTAGTTAGTTAGCATAGACTCGATACGGAAGGCTTGACCCTTGATTGCCTTGGCAGTCATCCACACACAAGGCTCTAGTTCTCCATGCCCCTTCTCATGGTTATAAAGAAACTCTTTACGCACAAAGCATTTAACGGGTGGGATGTTAGCAACTAGGAATGTCATTTCTGAATCCTCTCCCATAGCTCAGACAACGGCATCCCTTTAATCTCTCTCCAGCCAATGTGAATACAGGCATACATAATGAACAAGAAGAACGCAAAGACTACGGCAAAGATCAGCACCGCACAGGTAGCGACAAACAAAGCGAATAGATTAAGTATGGTGACTATCATTTTCTAATCTTTTTTGCAGGTGTCTTAGTTAGTTTTGTAACGTTTTTTTTGCTAATGTATTTTTTAGATTGCTTGACTATCTCTTTAACAATATCAACAAAGCCATGGGCAATAAGCATTTCTCTTGCTTCTACGTCGGCATCGACCATAATGATTGCAGAACCATCAGGTAATTCTTTTACTAATTTACATTTGACTTTCATATCAACGCTTCTCCTAAGTTAGATAAATCAATCTTCTTCTCGCAACGTAATCGTTTGTACGTCCACCCAGCTCTCCCACTGACGATTTGATTTGCTTCTTCTCGTCTTGAGACCTTGCGCATCAGCTCTTGGTTTTCGTCGTAAATTAGGTACATATTCAAACTTGTCATCTCCAAACTTTGGTACATAATATTTTGGTTTTGGTAATAGGTTCAGGGCTTCATTTAATACTTCAAGTATTTGCAAACGCCGTCGCATATCACTTTCTTCTCCTTGTTTTGACTGCAACAATCCCTACTTCAGGTTCTCTTTTAATGCGTGCTTCCATCATGGCATCTGCATACTTATAAGCGGTCAACGAAGCTGATTCTGAATCTTCTCCTTTGTGCGCAAATATAATACCTAGCAAAGCAAACATCGCAAAGCAATCCCTTAAATCATCATCACCAATCATCTATAGTGTCCTTTTCCATTGTGTTCACAATCTTTTACTGGGCAGAACTTCTTGCATGTGAAGTTCGGCTTTGCGTTCCATACATTGTTATCATGTGCCGCAGCTAACTTATCTGTTTCTTGAACCCAAGTAAGCCACTTCTCTGGTGAGTCATGTTTGATGTAATGGGCTCGCACGAAGTCCTCGCATACCACAAAAGCCAACCCTGCTTTGACTCGCTCAACCAATGGGAAGTGTTTGAATACGCACAATGCCATAAGTTCAAGCTGTTTAGTGTCAGCATACTGACTGCTCTTGCCTGTCTTGTAGTCAACAATATGTGCCAAGTTATCCTGAATAATGACTAAGTCGGCTACGCCTCTAAACCAAACATTTTTATCAAAGAACCCGCATGGCTCTAAATCTTCAGTCAAACCCATTTTGTGTTCACAAAGCTTTCGGCCGGGTATGTCCTTAAGCACATCCAATACTGGTGTAAGGAATGAGAACTTCTCCGGTACCGGCTCACCATCTCTGATGTGTTTCTCAGCCGCTTCATGCACCATCTTGCCGTAGGTCAAATGCTCGGTTTCAGGCTCAACAACATCCTTAACCACCCGTAAGTGATAATACTTTTTGGGGCACTGTTGGAACATCCCAAGAGACGAGTAAGACCAAGTAAAGTCAGGCATTTGTTTCCAGTTCTATGCGTACAAATTCATTAATAGGAACATCAAAAAATAACTCTCCACTTGCTACTTTGTAATTACTAACTTCAATCAAAGGATGTCTATCTATTTTGTTAGTTTCAATCCAATGAGCACTTTTTAAATCTTTTGCCAAAGCAAAGAACAGGGTGCGATCACTAAAATACTTCTGCTTTCTTTGCAATACATGGATTGTGCTAAACCTACACTCAATCCACTGTCTAACTTCTACTTCTGCCGACCCCAAAACTTTATCGTTTTTTATTATTAAAAGATCAATACCGTACTGATCAGGGTTTGGCATTACTACTACATCAAATACATTTTCAATATGCTTTGCTATCGCCTGTTTTGCAGGGGCATCAAACTCATCAAAAAGATCTTGTTCAAATGGTTTCCGTACCACTTATTTTTTCCCTATTGAATCAATTAAATACTTAGCTAACTTAATACGAATCTCGTCAGCGTCTTCCCAAAGATAGCTTGTTTTTGTGTAGTGAACAGGCTTAACTTTTAACTTCTCAAGAATAAATTTACTTGTCAACATAAGTCCTATTTCTTTGTTGATTTCGCTAGTAGTTAAGCAGGGTAACTTTTTCACTCTTCCTCCACAGGTATCCAAGTTCTTACCGCTCCACTCATCAACCGAATCTCGACTTGAGCATTTAAGCAGTGGTCATACGCTTGTTGAAATTTGTTTGCTACTAACGCATCATGAGCCGCTTTAATTTCTTTAGATGCATGTAAATAAAAATCTGAATACTCCACTTTGCCGTCCATTAAATATCCCATTTCTCAATAGATTGCTTTTTACTGCAATCCCCGTAGCTCTTACCCATACCTAATTCGCAAGCAAGAGGCAAAGTAGTAGCCCAAGAGGGTCGCCAATGCATACACTCATTGATATACAGCAATGCTTCTTTCTCTTGCCCTTCAGGTACAACTGCCATTACAGCATCATGCACCGTTAATGCTACACGATAACGCTTTGCAATGCGTAACATTTGTTCGCCAATGATACACCGAGCCAACGCTTGGCACACATTTTCAATAACTTTACCACCATAAATCTTTATACGACCACGTCGGCTTGCATATGAGTATTGCTCGTCTTCGTCTTTTTGCAAATCAGGGTAGTTTAAATACAACCCGCTTGGGAGTAGAAATCCATTTTGCGTAAGGGTAAGTGCCTGCGCTTGACACCCAACCTGTGCAGTCTTTTTAGTTCTGAGGGCATCAAGGGAACTGTTAGCTTCCTTCCAAAGTTTAGGTATGTAGGGGTATGTGTCACGATAGACTTGTATAATCCGAGTCGCTTCCGCATCATCAATTTCCACCCCAAAAGTTTTGAGTTGTATCCCAAACTTGGTAGCACCCATGCCATACCCCGCACCGAGGATTGTTGTCTTACCCACGAACCGCTCGCCATCCGTGATTTCATTTTGCGTCTTTCCGTAGATAGACGATGCCATGATTTTGTATACATCCTGCTTCTCCTCAAAGGCTGTCACTAAGTCGTTCTGTCCTGATAGCCATGCGACTGTTCTTGCTTCAATCTGACTAGAGTCGGCATCAATTAATACATATCCGTCAGGGGCTACGATCGCTTCTTTAAGTAATGATTTTCTTGGAAGGTTTTGAAGGTTAAGCTTATCGTCACCACCCCAACGCCCCGTATGGGCGGCATAATACCTAAGTGGTACTGGCATTCTGCCTCTCTTAGAGATCGCAATAAAACGCTCTGTTCGGGTTTCTTCAAGGGTAGACTTCGTGCCCAAGCGAGCAGCAACAATCGCCTGTACTCGTTCATCAGGGTGCTCGGCAAGTTCTTTAAATCCTTCATCATTTTTGGCAAAAGCGTATGTTTGTTTACCATTAGCAGGGCTTTCCTTCATTGGTGGCTCAACCCCAAGACTAATAAGTAAGTCGGCTAACTTGGGGTTACTCATCAGCGTATCTTTATCTGCTACACAAGCAGCAAGTAGTTTGTCTTTGCGGGCTTTGACTTGCATCAAATGTTGCTCAAGCAAAGGTGTGTTTAAAAACAACACAGGGTCATAGAACATCCTGAGTGTCAAATCAATCAGCTTTAACTCATGCAGGCTAAACCGAGGTAGTAGGGTCTGAAATAAATCATAGGTTAAAGCCACGTCGTTTTTGCAATACTCACCGTATTTATCTAGTTGATTATGGCTAAAGTCGGCTCTGCGTAAGCCTTTGGCGTCGATTACCTCATTGCCTTTGACCCCTAAGTTATACCTTTGGGCTAACTTTGCAAGACTATTGCCAGCGTCTAAACCATCTGATGCTCGTGCCATAGATAGGGTATCAAACCAAGCTCTCGGCTTAATACCAAATGTCCAACTGAGAATCGCTGAATCGAACATAGCATTGTGGGCTAAAGCGAAGGAGTTGTCCCAGTCAAACTTCCGAAGAAATCCACAAACTTCTTCCCCTGTCCCGCTAAACCATTGTGGTTCGCCATCATTTTGTTTGACGGCTACACCTATCACCTCAAAGCGATCATCACGCACATACTCTTCTGTCGTCAACTTAGTCAACGAGAAGTCCACTGCGTAGTATGTTTCAAAGTCTATGGTTAGTATGTTCAAGGCTTTGCCCACTCTCTTATTATTTCTTTTACTTTTCCTGTCTTTGTATCGACCGAAGCCTCATAAATAATCGGAGGTGTCCCAAGCACAGGGTGATTTGAAGTCGAGTAATGGCGTTTGGTTTTGGCTTTTGCTTCTTCTTTGAACACAAGCGTTTCAAGTATTGCGTCATATGTTTCTTGACGCTCGATATTTTTTATTATTTTTGTAAATTTTTGACGAATTAAATACTGCTCAACTTTGGTAAAGGTATTAAACCTTGAACGATTTGGCATAAACTCATCCCATTTACCCTCCACTACGGCAAATTCTTCGGGGTTGGTATCCATCCGTTCAAGCAAAATTTTTACTTGGTCATGACATAATTTTTTAAGCATGGACTAATCCTTCTTTGTTGTAACGGTCATCAAACAACGCACAAAAACGGTCATCGGGGTGAACATTTAGCCCCGCCCATCTTCGTCAAAGGACGCAAAATATAATTTCAAGTCGTCAAGCAAATCTTCGTTGACTACAAAAGACTGACCGCCTGCTCGCCTTATCCGTAGTATCTCTCGCTATTGCAATGCAGTTAGTTTGCCCTTGATGGTCTTGCACTCGATGGCAATAAACGCACCCATGTAGCAACATATAATATCGGGCACACCGCTACGACCATAGCCGTGGGTGGCAGGGAAGAAATAATAGACACCGTAGTCTTTGAGTATCTTGACTACCGATGCCTTAACTTTCGCTTCAGGCGTCATTTGTTTTCCTTGTTTATTTACTACTTATTGACACAGTATAGTATGTCGCCAAAGAAAAGCAAGTGCTTGGTAAATTATTTTTATTAGGACTTACCCTATGTGCACAAATAAAGACCCGATCTTGAAATGTGCACAATAAAAAAGCCCCTCCGAAGAGGGGCTAGGAACTGATATGAACAAAACTTTTGTAGGCTAAAACAGATTCCGCATCCTACTTGCGTTGGGGAGATGCTCACCTTGCGGTGACGCCATGAGATCACATCTGTTAGGCAATACTCACGGCATTACAAACGAACTAATTCAAGGAGAACAGTTCGCTAAATAGTATATCAGGACTCCATCTTTAGTTCACCACTTACGATGAAATACATGTCCGCCTTTACCATACAACCAAATGCAACATTTACTTCTTCCATTTGCATGACCTTGAACATGGGTAGTCGGATCATTATGTCGCTTGGTAGTTCTTCCGTAGTCTTATACTTCTTTATGCTGTTGTTGCTAAAGTTATATACCGCATAAGAACCATTTGAAAAAGTTTGCACACCATACCCTTGCTTCTTGGCAATCATGTCATGCAAAGTTTGCACCTCAATATACTTAGCAATTTCTTTATCAAGTTCTTTTCTACGACCATACTTCTTCTCGTTAGCAGGTAGCACCACGCTATCCATCCCATTGTTTCTTGCGTGGTATGCAAGAAGAGCATAGTCTATTGCCAACTCCTCTTGCTCAATCCCCCACTTGACATGGTTTTTAGTATGATGAATAAGACTATGGATTGAGTTAGCCACATTATGTTTAATAAGATCGGCTAACTCGGTGTAGTCCCTACCTACCATCAACTTCTTGACATTACGCAAGGCAACCTTCAAGTGCTTGGTCGTTGTCTCATCACCTCTACCTCGTGACTTGTTAATACGAAACGAACCCACACCGAACACATCTTCGTTAGCACCATTGCGATACTGTCTTACGATAGACAAGAACCCGATGGTCTCGCCATCTTCTCTGACATTGACACGATATATCTGCTTGTAGTCTTCAGTATTACCTGAGTCGTCCCTTCGCCAACCCGTCTGCACACACTCGTCATTCACAAAAAAGTCGCAGGTCGGTTTGATTAGTTCAACCTCAGTCACATAACCAAGAAGGTTTGGGTGCATCTCAGCATCCTTGTGCTTTTGTTTGAGATTTGTTTTATCAATATTTACCATATCAGAAACTCATCTTGTTAAGGATTGCATCTACTTGTGCCTTGGCATCTGTGCGTGCAGTAAACGATTCACGCAAAGTCTCAGCATCATACTTGTCTAGCACATACTTGAGACTCCGCCTTGCCTGTTCCATCATAGGATCTTTGGTCAGGTTTAAGTGTTGCAACATATCAACCAATTCCTTGGCGTTGTCAATCATGCTATCCCGAAACACACGGAACTCTTGGCTTGGATTACCTTTCTCGTCATTGACCACCTCAACAACCAAGCGATCACTCATGCGGGTCAGGCAATCCTTCAACCTTTCCCAAGCATCACGCATTGCGTTATTAAGTCTGTCTTCGTAAGCCTTGTTGCAGTTCGCAATGATCTCGGCTTTGGCTTCTTCGTTGATGTCGATGCGGAAGTCTCCTGCGTTGGGGACAGGGAAGAAGTTGTAGTTAAAAGCAAAGCGTTGTTTAAGCGTATGGATCTGAGGATATTCTGTTCTCTCGAATAGATCACCCAATTGAAACGCAGCGGCAGTAATGAGATTTGGATACGCATCAATGAACTTATCGACTAATGCGTTGTAGCCTTCTTCCATCTTGCCCAACTGATCTTTGTATACCATGAAGTTAGACATAGGCAATAAGCGTGAGCCGTTGTCAGTCCATGGTAGCGTCTGCGAAATGTGCCATGCTCGTGCATTGGCTGCATACTTAATGATCTTGTCAAGCACACCTGTGCCTGCCATCAAGTTCTTGTTCGCATTGACCACCGAGGTCTTCGTGTTCTTAGCCACATCAATCTCGGCAGATACACTCTTGTCTAACTTGCGACCTGTCCAACTACGGATGCTGAGTTCTACCAACATGGCTGATGAGCCGATACTAATTGAGTTATTCATTTGCTTCTCCTTGTGTGTGCACATTTAAAGACTGAGCCTTTATTTGTGCGTTGATTAAATGTTGTATTGCTTGAGCATAGGTTAGGGGGAAACCTAGTTCCCCAGATAGCCTATCCCGCACTTCTCTTAGTGAGTCCATTGTCTCTTGGTTAATTGAGACATTTACCCTTTTCTGATTACTCAACATGCACCACCTTTCCTACTACTTTAGTATCGTTAAAGTGATTGTTGCCTTTAACACACCACAACACAGGCATATCAATCTGCCAATTACTTGGGTTCTGATCAGGGATGTAGCCGTCAGTTAGCATGAGCAGACACTCGCCTTTGATGCCATGCTTGTGCATATACTTGGGTACACAGGCAGGCTCAGTCCCACCGCCACCCGCAGGCTTGGTAGACTCAACCAAGTTAGACAACTCGTTGTTCTGATATGTTTCTCGTGATGCCACATGAGTATCCCAATACAACACATCAATCTTTTCAGGGCTGACCTCATCACAGATAGACTTCACCTCGGACAAGAACTGAGTAAGTTCCTCAGTTCCGATAGACCCTGATGTGTCAATGCCAATGACGATACCGCCTACCTTCTCGTCATAACTACTCGGCATAATGATGTCTGAGGCTATATATCTCTTGTGTAGCCTACGCCATGTTGTTTGGTCTTTGCCTTGGGTGACTGACTTCACGAACTCACGCAGAGCATCCTTCCAATTTATCTTGGGCACGAGCATCTCGCTGATGTTGCGATCCACATTGCCACCCATCTTACCCACGAGAATAGATCCTTGACGCAGGGCTGACTCGACCTCTTTGGCTTGGGCTTCCTTCTCCTGCTCAGTCATACTTTGAGCACCTTCCCAATCATGTTCGTCAAGTCCTTCGGGTAAGCCTTCACCCTCGCCTTCGTCATTACCATCAGATGGCTGACCACCTTGACCAATGACATAGACCTTCTTCTTGCCTGCGTTCTTGCCATGCTTCTTCACAAGTTCAAGAAAGACTTGGTGTGCATCCATGCCACGATATGCTTCATCAAGACAACCAAGGTTCTTACCATCAGGTGTAGTCGGGAACTCGGTGACTTCCTGTTGCGTATCGTAGTCGTGGATCTGCAAGTTAATCACATAGTCGCACGCCATGTTCGCAAGAACAGCGTTCTCCTTGTATAGTTTCTCCCACACAATCAGATGCCGATAAGCCTTGTGCATATTCTCATGCAGTATAAGAAACGACAACTGCTTGTCATTCAGACTATCGACAAAGCCACGACCATACACTACATCAAGTCCATTAGTTTGTGCGGTGAACGGCAACTCTTTGTCCAACACGCTGACCTTACCAATCATAAACAAGCCTGAGAACAAACAAAAGTTCTTGTGCTTCATCATTTGGACATGGCATCTCTCGATGCGTTGTTCGGCAGTTAATTTAGCCATTGTGCTACTCCTTTCTCATTAGGTTCATCTTCTTCATCGTCTTCTTCATAACTCTTGGCAACCAAGGTTCCAAACATCAGAATCGCATGGTGCGGTGGTGTGCCTGTATCTTTTAAGATACCCACCAACATACTCATCAGCACAGAGATAACGATACCCACCTCAAGATCTTCCTTCTCAAAGTATGTGCCAAGCACTTCTTTGATCTTGTCGGCTTGCTCGAACTTTTCTTTTAGTTCC